TCTTAAAATCCTTGGACAACTTTCACCAGAAGTTAATAAACGTGATGGTAAGTATGTCGAAGGTGCAGAGCCAGGAATGATTTTCAATTCTGTCTCTGGAGAGTTATATGATGGAGTGAAAGGCATAAATGTCATTCCTGCATTTTATAAACTTGAATACATCGAATGGAAAGACAGAGGAGAAGGACCAGGTGCACCAGTTGCAATCTATGATTCTTCATCTGATGTTATGTCTAAAACAAAACCAGATGCAAACTATAAAGATAGATTACCTAATGGTAATTATATTGAAAAGACTGCATCACATTTTGTGATCATCACAGGCGATAGTCCATCGACTGCATTGATATCTATGAAATCTACTCAATTAAAAATTAGTAGAAAATGGAATTCAATGATGTCGGGAATCAAACTAAAAGGTCAAAACGGTTTATTTACACCGGCATCTTTTAGCCATATTTACAGATTAAAAACAACCCAAATGTCAAACGATAAAGGCACTTGGTTTGGTTGGGAAGTAAGTAAGGTTGGACCCATAACTGATCAATCACTTTATCAACAAGCCAAAACGTTTTCTGAAAACATTTCTAAAGGAAGTGTTAAAGCAAAACATGGCGAAGATAAACCAAAGGATCAAAGCATTATCTAATTCTCTAGGAGAATGAGTGCACAGTGTGGGCCTGGAGGGAGACTGAAAGGCCTACACAACTAAAGTTATGGATAAAAGATATATAAAATATTTTGATGGCTATAGGGCAGCGTATGGTCTCGCTGACTTTGAGGATCCGAGGGCATTTGTAGATCCAGAAAGCGGAAAGAAGAAGCCAGTATACAGATGGAATTACGAGACTCTAACTGATAAAATCTATGAGGCTCATATTAAGGGCAATCTATCAATCGGAATTCAACCCTGTAATGAGAATAAAGAAGTAAGATTTGGGGTTATAGATGTTGATCCTAAAGATTACGATGATTTTAATAAAAAATTTTTTATAGATATAATACAAACATACAACTTACCTTTAATACCTATCGAATCTAAAAGTGGTGGATTACATTTATGTTTATTCATGGACCACTTTACAGATGCAAAAGCAATTAAATCTTTCTTAAGTAATCTATTACCATTATTTAAATTAAAACCTGACTGCGAAGTCTTTCCTAAACAAACCGAACTAACCACGGACGAGGAAACAGGGAACTTAAAACCAGGACAATTTATTAATCTTCCTTATTATGGAGGTAAAAGAAGAGCATTAAATGTAGATGGAACACCATTTGATTTGGAAAAATTTTTAACAGTAGTGGAAGCTAACTTAGTTTCTAAAGAAGATCTAACAAAAATTACAGAAAACATAGATCAAAAAATATATGAAGGAATTGATGGTGATTTATTAGATGGTCCACCATGTCTAGCTGAAATATCTAAAATATCTAATAGAGAAGGCTTTGATGGTAAAGATAGATTTATGTACAACTATCACGTCTTTGCTAAAATGAAATACCCAGATGGATGGGAACAGAAAGTTAAGAATGCTCCAGTTAAATTCTTTGAAGAACGACATGCAAATGCATGGGATGATAAAATATTAAGTGGTAAATTAAAATCATGGAAAAGATCAGAGAAAGGATACATGTGTAACCAGAGTCCATTAGCTGATTTTTGTAAGAAAGGTATATGTGTTAAGAAAAAGTTTGGGGTACTGGCCGGATCTAAAGGGTCATATCCAATACTGACTAATTTAAGAAAGATAGAAATTTTTGAAGAACCTGAATACGAATTTGATGTTACTAAACCAGATGGCATCGCAACAGCAACAGTACATTGTAAATCAATTGAACATTTAAATGATCAACGTAAACGTAGAAATGCAATAGCAAAAGCAGCAGGATTTTTACCACCACTTATTAAAGGTGATGAAGAACAAACAGTAATGGATGAATTATATAAAACACAGAAAGCAGTACAACCACCTATAGGAACTTCACCTAAAGAAAAATTACATGATGTATTACATGCAAGAATAAATGGACCTAAAGCATCTACTGATGCAGCATTTAAAAGTGGTTCAGTATTAATAGAAGGTGAATATGCATTTTTTAAATTTGAAAAGTTTTATGACAGATTAAGAGCTAAAGATTGGAAATATAAAGAAGAAAAAACAGGACGAATAATGGAAACTACTTACAGGGAATGTGAAATACAATTCCTGGATCAGAAAAGATTTCCATCTAAAGAATCTGGTAAATATAATTCTTCTACCAAGAACGTGGTACAAATAAATATAAAATCATTTGAAGAGGTACCAATATACCATACCAAAATAAAACATAAGACGGAGATAATGTGATCAGTAGAAAAATATACGGGCCTCCGGGAACAGGGAAAACAACTAAACTTATTAATTATGTTAAGACGTTTTTAAAATTAGGCACACCTATTGATAAGATAGGATACTTTGCATTTACAACTAAAGCAGCAAATGAAGCTATTGATAGAATGTTAGACTACCACACAGCTTTTGAAAGAAAGGATCTTAAACATTTTAGAACACTACACTCTCTTGCTTTTAATAGACTGGGTATGAAAAAAGCACAAGTTATGCAGGATGAACATTATGAAGATATAGGAAGCAAGTTAGGGATTGAAGTAACAGTTTATTCTAATGGTCAGGAAAATACCGGCTTTGTAGATTCAAATAGTGAATACTTTAACTTAATAAATGCAGCTAGGATTAAGGAGATATCGATTGAAGATGAATACAACACAGGAATGTATTCTTATGAATTAGAGAAAAATTTATTATATATTTTAGAGCAAGAATTAAATAACTATAAAAATTCTTTCAAGCTTTATGATTTCACAGATATGATTGAAAAGTTCAATATGGCCAAAATGTGTCCGAAATATGACGTAGTGTTTATTGATGAAGCTCAAGATTTATCCCCAATACAGTGGAAAATGGTAGATATTCTGCGGGAAAATTCCAAATATACTATATTAGCTGGCGATGATGATCAAGCTATTTATGGCTGGGCTGGTGCAGATGTACTTAAATTTATAGCTACACAGGCTAAAAAAGACATTATTTTGCCACAATCTCACAGGGTTCCTAGGAGTGTACAAATAATAGCAGATAAAATTTTAGACAGAATTCCCGAAGATAGAAGAGTTAAAAAGAATTGGAAAGCACGAGACGAAGAGGGTTTAGTTAACCATATAACTGCAATTGAAGATGCTCCCTTACATGAAGGAGACTGGCTCGTATTAGCCCGAACTAATGATAGATTAGAAAAATTAAAACCTATTTTAAAAGATATGGGAATTTATTTTCAATTTAAAGGACGTAAAAGTTTTACAGCATCCTTATTTAGAAGTATTCTAAACTATACAAGGTGGCAGAATAAAGGAGATAAATTATCTTTAAGTGAAGTAAAAGATATTTTTGAATGTACTCAATCTTATCATACCCTTAGTGAAGAAAGATTATATGATTTAACTGAATTTGGATTTAGTAATACTCAAAGATGGTATGATGTTTTTAAAACAAACCCAGATGAATGTTTATACATTAGAGAAATGTTAAGACAGGAAGAAGCTTTACATAAAAATGCAAGAGTACAATTATCTACAATTCATTCTGCTAAAGGTGGGCAGGCCACAAATGTTTTATTAATTTTAGATAATACAAAAACAATTAGAGAAGCAGTAGAAAAAAGTAATAATAAACACGATGAAGAACAAAGAGTTTGGTATGTTGGGGTTACACGTACAAAACAAAACTTATATATAATGACAGCTAAAAGAGAGGATAGAGGATATGACATCGAAAGTTTGGGATAAGCAACACGGCGGATCACATTATCAGAAATTTAAAATTCAGCCAAGTAAATTCGTAGTTGAAAATGAGTTGCTTTTTCCAGAAGGATGCGCTATAAAATATATCTGTCGTCACCGACTGAAAGGAAAGAAGGAAGATATATTGAAGGCTATACATTTTTTAGAAATGATACTTGAAAGAGATTATCCCGAAAAAGAAATTCCAAAAGAAAATTTACCAAAAGAAAAACCAAACTCATGGGGGATACGTGAAGATTCCTAAGTTTGAAGCACAAACTGAGTGGGTTAAACCTACAGAGTTTCCTGACTTAAGACAGGTTGATGAAATAGCAATTGACTTAGAGACAAGAGATCCTGATCTAATTAAAAAAGGATCTGGTTCTGTTATTGGTAATGGAGAAGTAATTGGTATTGCTGTAGCTACAAAATTTTATAAAGGATATTTTCCAATTGCTCACCAAGGTGGTGGTAACATGGATAGATCAAGAGTACTGGCTTGGTTAAAAGATGTATTAGAAGCGCCATCCACAAAAATTTTTCACAATGCTATTTACGATGTTTGTTGGTTAAAAGCTATGGGCTTTAAGATTAACGGCGATATAGCATGTACAATGATTGCTGCGGCAGTAACAGATGAGAACAGATTTCGTTATGATCTCAATAGTTTATCGTGGCATTATCTGGGTTATGGTAAGAACGAAGCTGCACTAGCAGAAGCTGCTTCTGAATGGGGTATTGATCCTAAGGCAGAAATGTACAAACTTCCTGCTATGCATGTTGGATCTTATGCAGAAAGAGATGCTGAAGTAACCTTTGGTCTTTGGCAAGAAATGAAAAAAGAAATTATTAATCAGGATTTAGAGGATATATTTGATTTAGAATCTGATTTATTTCCTTGCCTAGTTGATATGAGATTTAAAGGAGTACGAGTAGATGTAGAGCGTGCTCATCAAATGAAAACAGAATTTAAAAAAGCAGAGCAGGAGTTATTACACAAGATAAAAGGTGAGACTAACATTGATACACAAATATGGGCAGCAAGAAGTATTGCCAATGTATTTGATATGTTAAGATTAGAGTATCCTCGTACAGAAAAAACTGAGGCACCTTCATTTACTAAAAATTTTTTACAAGAACATAAACATCCTGTGGTTAATATGATTGCTAAAGCTAGAGAGATTAATAAAGCTCACACAACTTTTCTGGATTCTATTTTAAGATATGAACATAAGGGTAGAATACATGCAGAGATAAACCAATTAAGAAACGCCGGAGGAGGAACAGTAACTGGAAGATTTTCTTATCAGAATCCTAACCTTCAGCAAATTCCTGCACGGAACAAAGATCTGGGTCCTAAGATCAGATCATTATTTATTCCTGAAGAAGGTTGTAAGTGGGGAGTATTTGACTACTCACAACAAGAACCAAGATTAGTAGTTCACTATGCATCATTATATAAACTACCATCAGTCTATGATGTGATTGATGCATACAACACGGACTCAAGCGCAGATTTCCATCAAACAGTTGCTGATATGGCTGACATACCAAGAACCCAAGCTAAAACAATTAACCTTGGACTATTCTATGGAATGGGTAAGGCTAAACTTCAAGCAGAATTAGGTGTTACTAAAGAGAAAGCTACAGAATTATTTAATACTTATCACCAAAGAGTTCCGTTTGTAAAACAACTAATGGAGAAAGCATCTAACAGAGCACAGGACAGAGGACAGATACGTACACTGCTGGGTAGACTATGCAGGTTTCATCTATGGGAACCTAATCAATTCGGGATGCATAAAGCATTGCCTCACGAAGAAGCACTCAGGGAACATGGACCAGGGATCAGGAGAGC